TGATCTCTATTGTTTCAAGAGTAGTTAAAGCAGTTAAAGTATTTAGAGTCTTCATGCTAGGTTCATTTATACCTGGAATGATTAGTATGTTTACTGGTATGATAAGTGCAATGACGCCAATATTAGCAGCTCTTTCCCCAATCTTAACACCAATTGCAATTATTGCAGCTATATTGGGAGGAATCTATCTTGGATTAGAAGCATTTAGAAAAGCATTTGGATTTACATCTATCTTTGATATGCTTATGATGGGAGTCTCTTACTTAAAAGACGCATTTGCACACGTTGTAAACGCAGTTGGAAGTATAGTTAACTTTATTCTAGGAATGGTAGAAGGTATAGCTGGTATATTTGGATTTGAAATAGATTTACCAACCATTCCAAAAATGGCTACAGATAATGCTGAGAAAAAGAAAGCAGAACTAAAAGCTAAAGAAGTTGCTGCAGAAGAAGAAAAATTAAAAGAACAACAAGCAGAAGATTCAGTTATACCTGGTGCAGAGCTAACTCCGGATTTAGAAGGTACTGCACAACCAGGACCTACAATAAATGCTGATGAAATAGCAGCTATGTCAGCTGATAATGAAATAGAAAAATCAGTTCCAAAAGCAGCTAATGCGATAGTCACGAATGTAACTAGACAAGGTAATCAAACTACAAGTTCAACATCAGTTACAACAATCCAAGCTCCACTTACAAGAGCATCTAATATATTATCTTCTGTCACAGCTAGATAATTAATACGTATAAATAATACTGTATATTCACAATATACGTACGTTCATCTTAGTGTATTGACCACTAAGACGGAAGTAGGAAGATAGGAAAACCTCTTTCTCTCGCAACGAAAGAAAGGCAAGCTAGTAAGCACTTTTGGGTCAATATATTCCAGTGCTGAACGAGACCGACAATCGACCGAAGGAACGCTTTGAGAAGGGTGTACGGCTTGTTCCGTATGTACGAAATCGATAAGAAAACTGGAGGGTATTATGTATTGCTACAGAGGTATTAAATACGACGCAAAAACTCTAAAAAGCAAGGCTAAGAAATCCGCGAAGAAAAAAAGTGACGTAGTCACTTACCGTGGTATTACTGGCAAAGTTGCTGCTTAAGTTAACGCAAAAAAAAGGGGAGCTTTTTGCTCCCCTTTTTCGTTTCTTGTTATTAATCAGCTGAAGCTAATTTGTTAAAATAACTTAAAGTATCTTCGTCTTCTGTTTCAGTAGAACCAAAAGATTCCGCATCTGCAGTACTCATAACTGGAGCTGCTTCTGCTGGAGCTGAATCCATAATAGATTCTACTGCTTCAGCACCTGCACTAATACCAAGTACTTTATTTAATTTAGCTTTTAATTCAGCGTAAGATTTATAAAACTTAGGATCATTAAATTCTGATAAAGAATATAATTTACTATAAGTTTCTTCTAATGCTGCTTCATCACCACCATGTAATTGTGATACTGGTGAGAACTCTGATTTATCATAGTTAACCCAACCATCAACTTTTCTAATTTTGATTTTAAAGTCAGCGCCTTCCCAAAAATCAAATGGATTTACTGGTTGTTCATCAGCAAAGTTTGGTTGCATAGCATCCATGATTTTATCAAAGATTCTTTTACCAAATTTGTATAAGAATACTTTACCTTCGTTTTGTGGGTTTTCAGGATCAGATATAACTAAAACATTACTAACATAATGTAGTCTTCTTTTCCTTTCTCTCGCTAACGCTTTATCTTCATCACGACCTGAATTCCAAAGAATCGTATTTGATTCTGAAACTGGATCGGGTTGTCCAATAGATGTTAATGAGTTTTCAATGTACCATTGACCATTAGGACCTTTGAATCCGTGGTCCCAGTATCTTACCCAAGGAAGATCTTCACCTTCTTTGGCAGGTAAGAATCTGATTACCGCGTAACCGTTTCCTGCTTTGTCTCTGGTTGGTTTCCAAATACGGTTATCTTCATAAGAAGTTGTTTCCGTTTTTGGGGTTGATACTGCTTCCGCAGCTTTAACGAGTTTGTCGATAGACGAGCCTCGCGAGCTCTTCAGATTTTGAAATGACATTTATATTTTCCTCCGTATCTCGTATTGTCTGAATTATCCACTTTACTCATAATATAATACTGTATATTATACCACATTATGCGGTATTTGTAAACCCTTTCTTGACAATGTTTAAACATTTAACATGATCGAATTTAACGAACGGGCTATATTTCCTGATCTTCCTCGAGATATCTGGCCAAATAATTGTCTCAGTTATCTTTTTAGATTCACGTTCCATAAACCCTATTATTGAATCGAGAATAATTACAGTTTCTAAATGTATCTCTTCTCTCATCAGTAATTTGATTATGATAGGATGGGTTTGTTCAACTACAAAAAGTTTATCAAACTCTATATCCATATCTACTAATTTATTTATATCTTTTTGAAACTCACGTGTTAGTGATTCCATAACCTTTTTATGTCGTGTATAATTAGATTCACCTTCTTCATTAATCATATCACCGACATAAGAAACCCCATTTTTAAAATTAGCAACATAATAATCTAATAAGTTATCACCATAATTTTTAGCTAACTTTGCAAAGAAGAACTTATCTTTTCTTGCAAAGAATGATTGGGGTTTTATATTAGATTTAAAATTATATTTAATTGCATCGTATGAATCTTGCTCAAAATGTAATTTGAGTGCATTGTATAATTTATAAGATTCAAACGGATCCACTTATTCTTGATTATGCCTAGGGTCTTGCTGTTGCTCAATCATTTTTTTCAACTCTTCTTCCGTGTATCTCGGCGTTTGCTGTTGCATTGGTTGTGCCATATCTTCTCCTTTTAAAATTTGCCATTACCATTATTATTTCCTGAATCGTATTCTTTCAGGGCTTTCCAATATTCTCTTAGTTTTACTTTAACTTTATACCAAAATATATTCATTCCGCGGGGATTAGAATTCTCGCCTATCATTGCAAGAATACATAAAAATAGTGTTGTGTACAATATAAAGTCTGTCATATCTCCTTATATGATTACAGAGGTAATTTGTTTCCTTTACCTCCGCGAATTAAATTTAACCCAGAAGCTTCTGCTTCTAGTTTTTCTTTTAATGAATCTGATAATAATTTTTTAATATTACCATAATCCATTCCCCTTTGTTGTATTATATAAGTCATCGCATCAATGTAACTCATATTTTGATTAACAACTAATTCTTCTACCGCTGTAGAAAATCTTTTCTTAGTCATAATCTTTTCTTTTAATATATCCATTTATATTACTCTCATTAAAACACAGTCCTTATTTATACGTCCTGTTGGTTGATAAATCTTTGTTGTTAATCCTTTCCATATTTTCTTTATTTGGAATTCTGATTTGTTTAGAATCTGTGGAAGTATTTCATCTGGCTTTCTTAACTTAGTTACTTTACTTAATTTAGGATCAAAGTTCTTAATTGTAGAACCAGATATCTCGAATCCAGATCCTGTATCTGTAAAGAATTCTGTTAGTTTACCTTGTTTAGTATTGTACATCCATAGCTTAGTTCTGCCTGGTATTAATATAGGATCAATAGATGTTAGTTTAGATTCTATAGATTCTTTCATATAATTTAACTTAGATACTTGTTGTTCATTAGTCCTAGGAGCACGTACACGCGCCTTACGCGTCGCTTTAAAGCTATCTTTAAGTTTATCTAGGTCAGAAAAAACATTGTCGTATACGTTCAGCATTTTCTTCTTATCACCTTTCTTAATATGTGAATAAGCTTCTTTTGCTTGATCGCACTTATTTTCATAAGCATCTTTTAGTACTAGATAATCATCATGAAGCATATCTCTAAAAATAGTAATAGCATTACCTTTTAATCCATAGTTTTTAAATAAAGAAAAACAATCAAATTTAACTTTAAAATTACCATCTAGCCATTCTTCTATTACTTCATCATCCCAAGAAGTATAAATTGTTTCTTGTACTTTTGTTTTTGTTCTTTCTTGTATGCTGGGTAATTTAGGTTTTTCTTTTATAGCTTCTACTCTTTTCTCTTCTAACTTAGAAGCAATCTCAAATAGTTCGTTTGCAATCTCATGGTATTTTTGTATTACTGTTGGGGAATAAACATAACCTCTAGACCAAACTACTGCGATGTTTCCGATTCTTCTAATTTTCCAATCAGGTAATCTGCAAAAGACTTTAATCTTATCGTCGTTCCAACCTTCTACTTCTTTTAAATAATCCATTGCAAATGGAATATAATCTTTATTATCATAAAAATAATTATACCAACCAGAAGCCTTAGACCAAAGTGATCCGACCTTTCCGTCTTCTTGTTCTTTTAAACAATCTTCTTTTTGGTCTTCAGTAAAGATAGGTTCTGGACCCATCATTTTAGCATCGAGTGAAACCCGATCCTTTCTCATCGCGATACGTTTTTTATTTATCTTTTTAAGTGCCATATTAATTAAGCGGGGCAGAGGTCCATTTTGATATAAGGAGTTAAGACGAACGTGCCCCTAAATTGTTTATCTTCGCATCTTTGCAATATCTTTTGCATGCTCCTTGTCAGATTCGAAGATCGGTACTGCATTTGATTTATGCATCGTAGCAATACCAATAAGTTTTCTTTCTCCAGTATATTGCATAGGTTCTTTTTTAAGAGCAAGATCTTTTTTAAGACTTTTTAATCTATTTAGAAAGTCTTCTTTATCTTTTTGTCTTTGCTCTGCTCTTAAACGAGCTTCTTCTGCTTTTACAGGATCTATTTTTACCTTAGTAAAATTTATTGCGGGATTTTTCTTTTTAACAGGATTAGCGCAATGATTTTTTCTTTTTCTTCCTGTGTGGTCGTATCTTAACGAACCAGTGTAAAATGTAGTATATGCCATAGTATGTATTATATCAAATTTTTTAAACTTTGTAAACCCCCTAATTTGAATTAATTAAATATTTATCTAATAAGTCATCTCCAGTTAAAGCTAACCCAAATGTACAAACAAGCTTATCATCTCTTGTTCTTTCTATTAATCCATTATTAAATGTTGTATCTGTCACAGGACCGTTCCTTAAAAGCTCTGCTTTACTTTCTGCTGTTTCATACCACATAGATGTTATTGAATGAATGTGAATATCTCTTATACCCGTTGCCCATTCTTCTGCTTCTAAAAGCAATCTTTGTTTTTCTACCTTTTCACTATATTGTCCCATCTAATTTATCCTCCACGATTTTTAAAATAGTTTTTTCTTTGTACCATAAACCAGAGAATAACGAGGTTTCTCCATTTCCCCAATCAACATGATACCTTTTATATCCGAAAGGTCTATCGTAAAATATCCTAACATCACCATAATTTTTTAATAATACTCTCATATTAATCCTATGTAACTAAATAAAAGAATCATATACATTGAAGTAAATATTGATATAACCGTACTTATATATCCCATTACCATTCTCCATCTGCAAATTTGTTAGCATTATATGCATCCATATAAGAACTACTTTCTAAATATCTTTCAGTATCTTTATCTGAATAATACATATTTTCTTCTCTAAAACAATCTAAAGAACCTGGTGATTCTTTACCAGCTTTTTTAACTTGTTGTGTTAATTTTTTGTGTAGTTTCATTTCTTCTTTTTTAGCTGCTTTACGTGCATCTAATCTTCGAATCGAAGCTTGAAATTCTGCTTCTTCTTCTCTTTTCTTTTTAGCTTTTTCAGCTGCAGCTTTTATTAAATCTAATCTATTTGCTGACATATTTTTCTATCTCCTTTAATTTGTCTTGTACTTCTTCCCAAGTAAGATAACCTTTTACAGCATCATCACCAGTGAATGGGTTATTATACCACATTTCTCCGTATTTGAAAACCCCTAATTCCCATAAACCATCTTTTCCACCATAACTACTTGGTGTCATAATAACAGAAGCCCTAATGCCTTTGCAAAAGAATGAACCATCGCTATTATAATAGTCGAATTCGTATACGTATTGTATACCTTCGTTATAAAAATTTAATTCTTTATGTTTAATCATTCCAGTTATATTCCGGGGTAACTTGTCCATTTATAATTTCTTGTATAAAGTCGACTGCTTCAAATGATTTACCACCAATGTGCCAATCGTATTCTTCAGTTGGTGTACCACCAGTTTTCCAATTGTAAACGGTTGCTTTAACATATTCATAATCTCTATCGCCCCATTGGTCAGTAAAATAAACTTTACCATCAATAACCCATTCCATCTGAGTTTTTTCGTATGGGTCTCCTGTAGTAAACGTTGGTTTACCAAAAAGATTTTCTAATGTACTATAAGTTGTACTAACATTGCCTTGGTAACTAGTACCATTTACACATTCGAAATCATTTGCGATTTCATATTCTATATTTTCTGCTAATATATCTACTAACATATTTTAACTCCTTCATAATAATAATTGTTTGTAAAATCTTTGTTGTATTTCTTAGATAACTTTTCTAAAAAATATGTTGGATTAACTTTAGCTAATACATATTCTAAAAAGTTAATCTTAACATTATACGGTGTTTGTTCGGTACCGGGACCTGTAATAAATCTTGCTATAATCATGATGCATACCCTGCGTCTGATTCAAAGTTCGGATCTTGTTTAATAGTTGGATATGGTGCTTGTTTAATAGTTGGATACGGTGCATGATCGCCTTTTTCGTAAATATAAACATCCATATGAGTGGCGTGACGAAGAGGAAGGGACTGATCATAACCACGACCACCTCGACCATCGCGAAGTGAAGGAAGAGTTCTAGGACCACGTCCTTGACATTTAACATAGAACTGAGAATAGCTTTGACTCCCACTCCCGCTTTTTTTGCCGCGGGTACCATATCTAAAATGTCTTAATTCTCTATTAATTATTTTAACTGCTTTACGAATATTTTCTAATTCGAGCATATCGCTAGCACAACCAGTGTGGGCTGTGAATACATAGTTTTTTGAATGTCTCATTACGCTGCCTCCTTTATTTCAAACCATTCTCTTAAACCTTCTTGACCGATAACAGAGTCACCATCTTCCATAAGAAATTCTTCTTTATAGTTTTCTCTATCATTAGTATAAGTAATTGTTACTTCTAAAATTTCTTCTTTCATAAAACCAAACTCACCGCGGTTATCTTCAACCTTGATAAAGTTAACATTATTACCGTCGAAAGTAAATTCAGTAACTGAATCCCAATCTGCAACAACCTGTTCAGAAAGAGGTACAACTTTAACACCGATGATATATGATTCAGAACCACCATTGGATTTTTGTAAGTCTGTAGTGATATAAGGTTTTACCCTAGCTACGGTTGTAGCGATTTCATTTTTATCTAAATCACCGCAGTTAGTTAAAACATAAGTACTTCCACCTTTGAATTTCATATATGGGTTTTCTGAATCCCCATAGTTTTCTAGGTATTGGGTTTCGATAACTAATTTTTGCATTTTTAACTCCTTATTTTTAAAAATTATATGGGTATTATACCGCATATTGTATTGTTTGTAAACCTTTTTTTCGTGACTTTTTCGTGAACTACTTTCAAAGAATCGAGAGCTAGTCGATAAACATCCCTGCCGGACTTGCACACTAGCTCTCTAGATAATAAACTTCCCACTTCACAGTCGTAATCTGGTATTGTGGCCGGTTTACCGGTGGGGTAGACGAGCCCCTGTTTTATTATCTTAATCAATGAACTGGTCTCCCATTCATCCATAACAAATCATAATTTCCTATTAAGTGTTTATGGCCTCTTTGAAAATTTTCTAATCTTTGAAACATTAAATCAGCCATTTTATTCCAATCAGCATTTTTACCTGTTTTAGCTAATTTAAACTCTTCTTCGTTTAAAGTAAATGTAACTATTATTCCAGTTTCCCTATCTCTAGTAACAAGCTGATTAGGGCTAAGAAACTTTTTATGTTCTTCTGTAAATATTTTTGATCCTGGCATAGCCATTAAAAATCTCCTTCTGCGACTTGGAAACATGGAACGCCGTTCCTTCTCCACATATCAACAACTTGATTTCTGTCGTCGAATACTAAGTCTGGGTTAAAATCGTTTTCTCTTAAAGAGTCTAAAACTTCTTGTTTGAATTCTGCGTCTGACCTAAAATCACCATCAGGTCTTAAAAATAAATGTAAAGGTTCTAATCCTAAAGCATCTAATTGCTTTTGAGTAACTTCTCTATGTCTTTCGTTTCTAGCTGAAACAACAACTAATTCATGACCAGAGTTTTGTAAAGATAAAGCAGTTTGAACAACATCTTGATTAGGCTTATCTTTAACCATTTCTTCAGGGCTTAAGAAAGATTCCCAATCACTATTACCATTGGAAACAAAATGTCTTCTGTGCTCTATATCTAATAAAGTACCATCAACATCAAAAACAACTTTCATTATAACTCCTTAATTTATGTGTATATTATACCGTGTTTTGAGGGGTTTGTAAACCCCCCTTTCGTGAACTTTACGTGAACTTTTTTAAGCTACCTTTTGACCTGTTTCTAGGTCTCTTTTTTCCCAAGTTGTGGGATAACCAATATCTGACCTAAGCCATCTAGATTCAAAGATCTTAAGATCAAATATCTTAGCAATAGTACTCATCATGCTAAAAGCATTATAATCACCATTACACCTAACTTCAACACTTTCATCAGAAATAATAAACTGATATTTAGTGTAAGTATTAGTCGTTTCTAGTTTATCTTCTAGAATACATTCAGAACGCATAGTTCTGAATTGAAACCCAAAATCATCTAGTTTAATACGGATATCCGTTCTATCTAGTTTTGGGATTTTTATTTCTTTGTGAAATTTCATATAACTCCTTAATTAAATTTATATGTGCATTCTACCACAAAACAAGGCCACTGTAAACCCCCTAAATGTAAAGTTCACGAAAAGTTCACGAAGCTCTTTTTTTAGGTTAAGTAAAAATATATAAGTATATTAGAGGTCTTAGCTCGAGAGATTAGTATATAATTTTAGGGCGATATATCTGGATCTCTTCTTCCTTTCCTTTCACCCTTATTTTACCAATATCAGCGAACGCGTAGCCGGTGCCAATCTTGTCTGCTGTATCTTTTGATATTATAGTTTTATAATCAATATATTCACCCCGGGAGGCTAGTGCTTCCAAACGTGCAGCGAGGTTGACTGCATCTCCAATAACTGAATAGTCAAATCTGGATTCACTACCCATGTTACCAACAATGCAATCGCCGGTGTTAATGCCAATACCGACATTAATATCAGGAAGACCACGGCTTTTGTATTCTTGTTTAAGTTCATTTACTTCTGCTTCAATTTCAAGTGCTGATTTTACTGCCATCTCAGCATGTTTCGGACATGGTAATGGAGCATTCCAAAATGCCATTATGCAGTCGCCCATAAATTTATCTATGGTTCCTCCATTCTTTAAAATAATTTTAGTCATCTTATCTAGGAACTCATTGATTAGTTCTACTAATCCTTCCGGATTGTTATTGTTCTTATAGTGTTCTGATATTGGAGTAAATCCACATATATCCATAAACAAGAAAGACATTTCTTTTCTTTCACCACCTAACTTCATTAGTTCTGGATTCTTAACTAATTCTTCTACAAGATCTGGAGATACATACGTTCCAAATTGTCCTTTTATTTGTTGTCTTAATTTAAATTGTTTATAAAAATTATTAAATGATGCTGAAGCAAAGGTTAGTATATATACACTTATAGGGTAAGTTAAATCAAGGAGAATTCTTGAATCAGTCCAAGCGATATAAGAAATTACTATGGAACCGGCAGAGACGCCAAAGAAGACTGCAAGACCGATCCACACACGAGAGTAATAGATTGATAAAAGAATCAGAAGAGATCCAATTAGAATTACCATTATCTCACCCAGATCAGCCCAACCCGGTCGAGAAATCGAACTCCCATCCATCACAGTCTGTAGAGCAGATGCTTGAAGATGATGAGCTGGGAACAAACCTTGCGGGGTGCTGATTTGAGCAGAAAGACCTGAGGCGGATAATCCTACAATAACAGTCTTACCTTCTAGGTTGGATATGGGATTATGTCCGTGTTCAGTTTTTTCTCCGTACACATATTCTTCATGTGTGTAATTTGTATTTAACCAAATCGATGAATCGTATTCTGTTTTAATAGGATCATACGGTGGTATCATAACATCTTTTACCCCATCATAATCTATTTTCATACTATAAGACATTTTATCTTGTAGTACTCTTATGATTTCTAAAGGTAAAGATGGATATAGTTGTTCGTTTACTTGGGATAAAAGTGGTATTCTTCTTACAATATTATCTACTTCTTGTTTACCATTTATTAATCCAGCTCCCCAAGCTTTCGATTCTAACAGCGCAATATTAGTAATCAGTCCTTCGTATTTTGGAACGAAATCTTTCGGCTCTCCTTCCCCGACCACGGCCGTGCCGACGTACGGCGCCGTGTCCGAGCGACCGCGCGTATCAGCTTGTTGTGATAATATAATTCCATTTCCATTCATCCAATCAGAAAATATTTTATCTTCACCAAATCTATCTTCTTCTGGAAACATAATAGTAAATGCAATTAGTCCAGCGTTTGCATTTCTTAAATCAGAAATCATTTGTGCATACACTTGTCTTGGAAATGGGTATTGTCCATACTTTTCTAAAGTAGCTTCATCAATAGAAAGCATAACAACTTCTGATTGTTTATCTGGTAAGCTTTTTATATATTGGTCAAAGACATTTAATCTAGTTTGTTCGATTAATGCTGGGTCTAGAATTCGAATACCTAAAAGTGCAATACAAAGTGCAATACTGGTCCATATAGTAGTTAGATATTTCATAATTAATTTTGCGTAACGCTTACGTTACATCCACCTAGTGTTTGACAATTTTGAGTTAATGAATATGTTTGGGTTTGATTTCCCGATTGTACTAAACTTAAATCTGTTGGTTGTGAACCTGTTAAAGATATTGTTGCTGTATGTGCTCCATTATTTTTTTGGATTGCAGTAATTTCGTTTCCACTTGCTCCTTGAATTGTAAGAGTAAAAGATTTGTTTCCATTTTGCATTTGTTTAACATATACATCATTATTGTTTGAGTATATATTTGCAATAATAGAATGACTTATATTACTTGAATCCATTTTTTGGCTTCCTTTAAATGTATTATTGCTACCATGTATATCTAATCTAACAAAGTTTCCGCCTGGTTCATTACCATCGTAATTCCAATTAGGAGTTACGCTATTATTGTTTTCATAACCTTGTCCAAATACAACTTTGTTATCACTACCCCAAATATGAAATTGGAAATCATTATCATTACAAACTGACCTAGAACATTT